GTTATAGTTTCCTATTGAAGCCATAGGTTCATCGTGTTTGCCTTGACCCAGTCGCTTGTGATCTGCGGCATGGTTCCCTTTTCGGGGTCTGTGTACATCTGCGCCACGTATGCCTTCAGCGCCACCTCGCAGTCGTATGGCCCCGCATCGTAGCTGGCCTCAAGGGTCCCTTTGTCGTCGATGGAGTTCAGCTCTACGTCGGCGCTTACGTCATCGTCATCCACCGTGACGGACAATATGTTGTCGACCGGGCCAAAGGGCAGCTTGAACCGTCCGTCGATCTCCGTCTTTATCGTAACGGTCTGCTCAACCAGTGACAGGCCGGTCATGTATTCCAGCATCTTGCGGGCCTCGGTGATCATGGCCGTTATCTTGGCGTCTTCCTCCGTGTGAAACACCCTCAGGTAAGCCTTCATGTCGGCAAGGCTCACGGGTTCCGATCCGGTGACCTCTCTAGTGACTATCATATCGTAAGTGTTTGTACCCTTGCCTCTCCGTTTTCTGCCAGCACGCCCCGGAACCTTAGGTAGTCCCTGACGCCCTCGTCTACCAGATATTCATTGCCGGCCCTGCGGCCCTTGTAGTGCCTTTTTAACACCACGGGAACCAGCTTCCCGGTAGTCTTGATGGTAACACCGTCATTCATCGGGACGTATATCTTAGCCACCCGGTCGGCCACCGCCTTAGGGATGCCCACCTCATTCAGCGCCTTGTCGCAGTCCACAAAGGGCGGCTTTGTCTTTAGGTAGTAGTTATATCTTTTCTTTGAAATCGAGTTAAGCCCGTCTGTTGCCAGCCCTCCCCTGGGATCGATCTCGTCGGTGACCATATTCACAGGCTTGATCTGGTTGTATAGATACGTGTCGATGCCGCTAGGCTGGTGGGTGTCTTCTATCTTCCTTACGGCCGCCGCCTTCATGGCCATGTTAAAGCCGGTCACCGGCCAGCGATCCACGGAGAACAGATCGAACATGATGACTCTCTGATACCGGAACGAGTAATGATAGTGATACCTCACCTGATACCAGTCCGCGCCATTGTCAAATGCCTCTGCCGTCCTCTGCAGCCTGTCCGGTGCGCTGTAGTCGTCCGAGGCCTGAAGCAGGAACACGTCATACTGCGCCTGCTCCGCCATCATCTTCCACTTGATCGCAAGCGGTGTTCTGGTGACAGAATGGGTGTATCTGATATTCACACACCCGGCCCTTTCAAGCCTTTTCTTGTATTTGGAAATGATGTCCACCGAATCACTCTCGCACTCCATGATGATCAACTCCCAGGGCCTATCCGTCTTTTGTCTCGACAGCCCTTCGAGCGACAGCCATAGTATCGCGGTGTTCTTCCAGGTGGGCAGCGCTACGCTTAGCATATTGTTTGTTTTTCGTGTTTAACAGGTTCGATATAAACTGCCTTTGATTCTATGATAAGCCTCTTTAGCTCCTCTCTTTTGGGCGACCCGTAGCCAGTATGCACCCCTTTGGACATCTGCCCCCTGTGCTGGCGATACTCGTATAGCTGCGGGAGGATGGCCACGCGCACCCCGGCCCTCCTGAGCCTCTGGTGCATATCGGTATCTGCGGCCATGCGCCAGTCGCGCCAGCCACCTAGATTGGCCAGCGTGTACTTCTTCAGGCACATCACCCCGGAATACTTCGACAGGCACGGGCAGCTTGCCATCATGTCCCTTGTTAGGTGGGGGTGCATCACATCGTCGGCCCCGAAGGTGATCAGGTAGTCGTCTACGTGGTCTAACAGGCTGTTGAATGTCACATACGTCCCCCGGTTCTCGTGGTAGTGGACCACCACCAGGTTCTGGTACTTTCCTTTAATCTGCATCAACCTGTCAAGCGTCTTTCCACATCCATCCACGCCCACCACAACCCTGTCGGGCTTGAGTATCTGGCTGCTGACAGAGTCCAGGCACGCCTCGATGTAGTTGTGTGCCTTGTATGCCGGAATTATGACCGTTAGATGCTTAACCACTTGTCTCCGATGTTTATGTAGTCGTTCCAGTCTTTTGCGATTTGCGCGTTGTCTTCATGCCTGTTGTCAAACTCCGCCATAATGGCCTCACAGACGTCGTCTATTGTCTTATAAGGAATAGAATGAGGGCAGAACCCGTTGTGAACAATGCGCCTGCCCATAAGCCCCAATTCGACCCCCGTGGTGGGCAGTCCGTCGTGGTCTGTCAGCCCCAGCCCAACAAAGCAATCGGCGTACACATCCACTAGCTCCTTCTGCGTGAAGCTGGTCTTGACTGCGCTTATGACCCTTAGCCCCGTCTTGCACCTTATCTTGTTGATCCAGGAGTTTTTGTAAAAGTCGTTATCGTAGGTCCCGTAGTGGTACACCGCATCACCCCTGGGCCTTAGTTGTATGTTCGGCATGGCCGGGGTGAATGGGATTATCTCGTGGGAAATACCAAACCTGTTAAGGTCGTCGTGCGTAAACTTAGAACTCACCACATGGCGGGCGCTCTTTGAATTGATGATCTTCGCACCCCACGACTTGAGCTTCATGCCGTCCGATCCGCACCACAGCACCATGATGTCGCCGGGATACTTGGCGTAAAAGTCAAAGTCTTCGCGGCGGTACATCCCGAACATCACCACAGGGCCCTCGCCCTGGAACTCGTCAAGTCCGTACTTCTGCATGAACCGTTCCCGGAAGAACATCACGCTCTTACTGAACCTTGCTTTTCTTTTCACCCTTTTTTCCGTATGCCCTTTTTTCCTCTTTGGTCTCCTTGACCGGCACGGCGATCTTGCGCCTCAATACAGCCTCCGCCGCGAAGCCCTCCATGTCGGCCACGTCACCGGCTTTGTACTTTCTGAATGGCTTGATAAATTGTACTTTCATAGTAATAATACCCCCAGCCCCGAAGGGCCGGGGGGTTTGTTAGGTTTAGGTAGCGTCGCCAGTAGAAAGAACAGCGATACCCTCGGGAAGCACGGGCACATAACCCACCCGCTTGTGTACCCTCATTGCCAGGAGGTCGTTCTCGGCCAGGTTCACCAGGTCGCCTGCGGCGTTGGTGATAGAAGCCTGGTCGAGCATCTTAACCCGAAGGCCCATCTTGTCACCATAGACGCAGGTCTTGTTCAGGTTGCCGAAGAACATGAACGGCTCGTTCCAGTCAACATCACCGGTTGCGGGAAGCGAGTCGGTCAGCACAATGGGATAGCCCCACAGCGTAGACGGCCCGCCAGTTACCGGGGTCTGAACCAAATACCCACCCGATCCGTCACCGGCGGCAACAGCGTCGGCGCGGTAGGTCTGAAGGGCGCTGAACACGCTCGGGTGCATGAAGAACTTGGCGTTCCTGCGCGCCGGTGTGTCGACGGCATAAATCATCCTGTTCAGGTCGTCCGGAGAGATGTTCGCGGCAGCAACCCCGGTGGCAAGAGCTACGGCAGTAACCCCGGTGGCATTAATAACGCCATCTACGGGGTCGCCTGCGGTGATGTCACCGGTGAGGAATACCCTGTCTTCTTCTTCGGCGATGGCCTCAGCGAACAGTTCGGCACACAGGGCCACCAGGTCGATAGCGGAGTCTTCCACGATCTCTTCGGTCATGACGGTAATGCCAGCCAGCTTGTAGAGCTTCTGGGTGACGTAGTCGATAGTGGGCTTACTTTTGGGCTTCACGCCGCCCTCGTCAACCCAACTGACAGATACCGAGGTGGCCAGCGTCAACAGCTTGCGCTCATTGCCGGGGCCGGAGAAGGGCAGATACCGCATTTCCCTGCGCGACACGCCAAACTCGTAGATGTACCGGTTGATCTCGGCAAGCAGAATCTCCGGGATGGTGTACTCACCCTGATCGGAGGTTGCGCTCGGGTAGTCGGTTGCGCCGGTGTGCAGCGAAGGTTCAAAGTAGGCCATGTAGTCCTTGTGCTCCTTCTCTGCGGCAACCAAGGCGTCTTTGTCCCGCTTGAGGAAGGCGCGCACCCACTTCTGGCCGATCTCCCTTTCCTTCTTCTCGTCCCTTCCGGCACTCTTAATCTGGCGGATGGCATCGGTGCGCTCGAACAGCTTGTCGAGCTGTTTTTGCATCAGATCAAAGTTTACCTCTCCCTTGAACTTGGTAAGCTCGGCGATGGCGCCGGTCAGCTTTTCGTTGAGTTCATCGATGGCCTTCTTGTCGGCCTTCGTCTCTACCTGCGCGTCGATTTTGGCGCTGATAGCGTCCAGTACTGCCTGTTCTTTTTCAGTCAGCTGGACATCATTTTTCTTGTCGGTCATTTTAAATAAGGTTTAATAGTTTGGAAATATCAAATTGTGCCTCTTGTGGCTCCCTCGGCTCGGGTGCATCCAGCGGCCCGAGTGAATTAATCGCCGTTTTGAGTTTTTCTATCTCTGTGATCAGAAGTTCATAGACGTGATCTTGCAGCTCGCCCTTCTTCAGCATGGCATCAAGCTTGCCGATGCGGTCTAACACTTCTTGTTGCTTGACCGCCACCGTGGGGGTGTTTTCATTTGCGCCCCACAGCACACTTGACCCTTCCCACATCCGGACCTCCTTGATGATCCGGACGTCCTTTTCGTCTTCGTAGTTCAGCGTGTTAAATCCTACGGAGTGCTCCGTGATGTGACCTTCTGAATAAAGTTCCATTGCAAGGTCACCGACGGCGGTCTTAGGGATCAGCGTTTCAAAGTAGACACCATTGTCGTCTTCCTTCAGGACCTTCGGCTTGGCAATGGGAGAATAACTGTCATGCTGCCACAGGTGCCAAATTCTGTTCTTTCCGCTGGGGCCGCCTTCCTTGATTGTCTTTTCAAAGGCACCCTTTGCGAAAACATCCATGTCGGAATCCAGCGATCCCGTGTTGGTAAAGTAGCCCACAACTATCCTTTTAGTTCGGTCTACATCTTTGATAATCCCCCCTGTCTTAAATTCCATCTCCCTGAAGTATTTGGTCAATAATGTTATCTTTCGGTACGTGCGTCAATGCACACCTGCAGTTAATCACCTCTTCGGCCGGAGCGCCAGGGTCGTGCGGGTACTCCATCTGCACCCCGCTTGGGAGCGTGAACATGCCGTTAACAGCAATCTCTCCGTCCATAGCCAGATGGTCCTCCCTGGAGTCGCCCGATGGTGTGGCCAGCCACATCTTATCGAGCGGAATCCCCGCCTGGTCAGCGCCAGCTTGTGCCCCCACGTTGGACGCCCCCACAACCTCGGTTCTCGCGATACGCATTGCCTTCCACCCGTCCATCTTAGATTGCAGGCTCATGATTTCATTGGCGATCCTCTGCGCCCCCCACCCATTTTCGGCTCCCAGCGCAACGGCCTTGCGGACGTTCTTCTCGATGTCGGCATAGGCGGTGCGGATAGATTGCGTGATCTTGCTGCCACATTTTGTCCTTACGTACTCCCGCATCTTCTCAAGCCAGATGCTTACAAATGCGTCTTCGTCTTCCTTTAGCTCCATCAGCGGGTCGCGCCCCTTGAGCCTATTCAGTTCGATTTTGGCAAAGGCCACCCCGGTCTGTTCATACACCCTTTCAAATGCCTGCCCCACCTCATCCTCTATCGTCACAGAGTTGGCGGCGCGTTCTATGTCTGCCACCGTCTGCGCCCTGTTAAGCTCGTGGGCCAGCTTTCGGCGTATCTCGGCGTACATCCGGGAGAACATGCGCTCTCCAAACCTTATGTGGCGCATTCGCAGCCTATTGATCTGATTCCAGTTCACGGTCTATTGCTTCGAACCCAGTGTCTATTTCCGTTCCTAAGGGCACTTCATTGAATGTCGTATAAAGCAAGTCTGCCGCCGGGTCATCGTAGCGGTCGTACATAGTAGCCGACCTCTTTTCGTTTCGAGTGATCCAGTCCATGCCCTGCAGCGTCCTGCCCAGCTTCTCGATGTCATCCTGAAGCTCACTAATTGCCATTAAGTCGTAGTCCACATAGTATTCCTTGCTGACCTCCTTGTTAAGGGCACTGTTAAGGTGCGCCCTCAGGGAGTCCATGTCGGGAAGCACCGACACGGTCAACAGGGCCTTCCTGGCCTCCGTAAGGTTGTTGAGCGTCGAGGCGTCCGAGCTAAGCAATGAGGGGTGCACCCTGAATATGTTGCACAGTATCTCCCTGTTCATCTTTCGGGCCTCATTCACACCCAGGTCGACGGGGCTCTCCCCGATCTTCAGGAAGTTCAGCGGGGCGCGGTTAAAGGCGATGTTGCCCTTGTTCCTGTAGCCGGACTGTTTTTTGAAGTTGTCCCTTAATGCCTTTGCCTGCGCCGGGGTGAACTCTATGCCCGTCTGCTCAGTCCCGGTAATGATGCCCTTTAATCCCTCATTCATGAATGCCGCGCTCTGGCTCTGTATAGCCATGTTGTCCTGTGCGATGATTGCGGCTGCGGCCCTTAGCGGGCTCATGCCATACAGCCACCTGCCATCAGGCTGCCAGATGGGGTTCGGGTACTTCCAGTGCATGACCTTGTCGGGCTCTAATTGGCTGGCGAATAACTGGTCCACGACGTAACCCTGTATCGGCTCTATGTAGCTGCCGCCAATGATCCTCACCTTGTCGGCCGGGAGCACGTGCATTGATGTTATGGACCTTGTAACAGAGTTTGGGATGTTATACAGATAGGCATTGCCTGTGGTGTCGCGGTAGATAAATAGCTGCTCTACGATGTCCTGAAACGTGTCCTTATGGTTGGGCTTGTCAAGTATCGCGTTAATCGGGGAGTTGTCGACCTCCTCTAATCCCTCCTGTTTGATCTGCAACGCCCTCTTGATGTCCAGGGGGTTGTTGTACCTTGTGTCTAATGACTTATACTGCTTCAGCTTGTCTTTGTTTTTGACCCTGTAAACAAGCCAGGGTATACCCTTAGCCGCGTTGGCCCTAAGGGATATTACAGAATACACGATTGGGTTTATAGCGTACCCCTCGCGGATGTATGCAGTGGGGTTGTCTGCAATGGGTACCGGTATGCCCCTGTTGACGTACCTGTATAGCATCAGCATCAGGTCGTCCTGAAACTCTTTTTCTTTGACAAGCTTGTATCCGAATATTTTCATACCAGCACCCAATTATCTGTTTTCACTGGCTCGCTTATTGCGTACCTTACCGCGTCGATGGCGTGGTTGAATGCGTCCACCGGCTTGTTGGTGGGCTGGCCGTTCTTGTCGGTCACCCATGAATAGTTTCTTAGCTCCCTGATCAGGTTCACGGACCTTTTCGTTACGTAAATGTCTTTTGATTTCAGCCGGTCAATCCCCAGCCTTACCGAGTCTGGGCCCTTGACGGAGGGTTTGATGTTGTAGCCCATCTGGCGGATTTCCTCGATGGACTTCGGCTCCGCGGAGTCTGCGATCACCTCATCATAATTCTTCTTTACGTAAGGTTCCATCAGGGATGCAATCTCTCGGTTGAGTAGGCCCGTCCTGTAGAACACCTCGTCCAGATAATATGCGTTGTCAGTCTCAACCACCTTGATTAATGCGGAGGGGTCGTTAGTGAATCCAAAGTCCAGACCGTAGGTTGTCCTTCCCTCTGGCAGTTCATCGACTTGCTTCCATGATTCGAATACCAACCCCTCGTATATGCCGTATTCGCAGTCTATGTGGATGCGTTTGAAGTTCTGGTCCATTTTGGCCCGCTTCTCTATGCGCCTCCTTTCGGTCTCCGGAAGGAACGGGTTACTCATGTAATTGGTTGTATGTATCACCGCATCGTCGTAATACCTTATCCATTCCTCAAGCCAGAACTGTGATATGGGGTTGAAGTCGCCTATCACTATTTCGCTTCGGCGGGCAAGCTCATCCCAAACCGGAAGTTTAAGGCTGTTGATCTCATTGCCGTATAGAAGATACCGCCTTGCCCCCAGGGCCTTGTCGATCCTGTCTGCCGAAAAAAACTCAATTAGGTTATTGTTGGGGAATGTGAAAAAACTCTTAGATTCGTTGTACTTAACAACATTACCGAGTGGTCCGTTGGTAAACGACTTAGCAATCCTTATGCAGCCAATATCAAGGTGGGGTCTGCTCTCGGAAACAACCGTGATTACCTTATTGGTGATTATCTGCGTGGCCAGCCAAAACAAAAACACCATAAGGTCGGTGGTCTTGCCTGAGCCAGTACCGCCCTTATGGATGATAACCTTCTTCCCCTCCTCGTATGACCCCTTCGTCAGCTTCAATACTTCTCCGTGGGGTGCGTTAGCTTTTAGTTCCATCAATCAGGTTAAATTCGATCTTCTCCCCCTTGCTGGTTAGGTCGGTTTCTTGTTTGTCTGCCCAGCCAAAACGATTCTTCATATTCATGTACCACCCGGTATAGTTGAAGTCTTTGGAGAATAGGTTTGTCCTTCCTTGCTTCATCCACCAGCCCTTTGAAAAATCAGTGCCCCTTTTTTTGGCCTCCAAAAACTCTGGTTTGGTTTCACACCAGTTATATATGGTTTGGACGCATATATCAAGATCGAGGCATATTTCCTCTATGCTTGCACCCTCCTTCATCAGGTCTATGATAGTCTGACAGTATTCGGGTTTATATTTCGTCGGCCTTGCCATGTCTATGCCACGTCTGGGTCACTCCAATACCGACCCTGTTTTTCTTTGCATTCTGCCCTTGCGCTGATCCATGCCAGACAGACCAGCAGTGCGATTCCGATTAGTCCGATTAGTGCCATGATTAAACGATTTTAGCGGCCCGTCTTTATGACTGCCGCTTGTAAATGCTTATATTCGTCTTTCCATCAGGGGGCCGGAGCGGAATCGAACCGCAGCTTACTCCATAGCCGGCCCTATATTCAACATTATGGAAACAAACTTCGTGCAAATTACAACTAACTTTTATTAAAAGCAAGAAAAAAGTGAAATTTATTTTATTTTGTTGAACTGCCGGTGTAAATTTTTTTCTTCTCCCTGTATTCCCGGATCACCTCTTCCAGATGAAACCGATCCCACTTGTACCCATTTCGCTTGTAATACCCCGCCCTTAGGTGCAGCGACTCAACCCGGTCGTCGCCGATTCTCCTTCTGAGGTTCTTCTCGTATTCGATCAGGTTGCCCGACCTGAAGTAATTACACGGCAAACATTGTCCCCAGGTATTATCCTCATCGTATCTTAATGCCGGATAATGCCCTGCAGAGTAGAAGTGCCCGGCCTGAAGCGTGGTGTACTTTCCACAGGATATACACGGCTTGTCCTGATCCCGGTTGCGGATGTACTCATTGAAGTGCCGGGTTGCCGACTTGATCAACTGGGGGATGGTCTTCATACCACGCCCCCCCTGAATCCCTGCCACTGCGGTACCTCTTCGACCGAGAGAACCGTGTGTGTCTCCTCATATAGTGTGTCGCCCCCTCTGGGTGGCACCTCGGCTGTCATGTGCCGTGTTCTGATGTGCTTCTGGCCGTTTACGTCGACCAGGATTCTTACGTTATACAGCTTTTTCATATCGCTTTTTCTTTGTAGGTGAAAAATACCTTCTTCCCGGTTCGCTTCTCAAGGTACTTCCGGTACGACTCCAACTCGTCTTTACTGGCAAACTCACGCTTGCGGTAGTCGTAGTCCAGAGGATGACGCTCGCCATTTATGTAGGTTATGTCGGTTAGGTGTATCATATTGCGTATATAAGCGAGTTAGTGGCAATTGTGCCTTAATGCGCCCATTTTTCTTTTCCACAAAACTGACACTTAGTTGCACTCGTTGTTTTTCCATCAGGGAAGAAAGTTCGGCACAACTGTTCGCTTCGCCCACTAACATTGTATAAATCCAATAAAATTTTATCGGCTTCATCTTTTGTTAGCGTTCCTTGTAATAATAATCTTGTTGTTTCTTTAATTGTATGTTCCATAATATAAAATTTTACTGTATTTATACTTTGCCGTTATAGGGCATTTAAGAAAACGCATGAAGCAAGCCATTAACTAACCCGCAACCTATACCAGTTCCAACGCCAGCCAATAATATTACCGTAATTGTAAGCGATGGTATAATAAAGTAAAGTAAACTACCTATTATCATCCAACCAACGATTGATAATACAAAACACAATCCAAATACTTTTAAAAATGTCATTAATTTTTTCATGATTATTTAAAATAAACACCCTATAACAACAGGTATAGCAAAGCAGGGGCGTGTTCTGTATGCTATATGAGTGCTTCTAATTTACTTTTTCACGGCTCGACAGGTCAGCCTCTTAATCCCTGCCTTGCCACACTTGCAGTCGTTATAACCCATTTTAAAAAAGAGACGGGCTAATCTCTGCAATTTTAGACTTAGCATAGCCAAATTCTTTAATTTCTGATTTGATACGCTTATTTTCTTCAATCCATTTTGAGGCGGCAGCGTGAAAGTCTTTTTTTATTTCAAATCCATGAGCCTTGCGCCCCAAATTTTCAGCAGCTATTAAAGTTGAGCCACTGCCAGCAACCGGGTCAATTACAACGTCTCCAGGGTCGGTGAATATTTCAATAATTTTCTCCAAAAGTTTAACTGGTTTTTGGGTCGGGTGTATCTTTTTACTTTCGTTATCTCGTGGCCAGTCGATGCAATTGAATATCATTTTACCATTATTTCTGAACTTTGGTAATTTTTTTCGATAAAACACTAATCCGTATTCACAGTTCCCGACAATTTTCATATTTGCCTTTAATACCTGTGCTGAAAAATTTTTACGGAAAACTAAATTTATATAGTTCGGCAAACCGTATCTTTTTGCAAGTTCAATAAAGTAAAATTGTTGCTCAAATTCGCAAAATAAAACCATGCAAGGGGCTTCTTTTTTACCTTTTGGCTCGGCTACTAACATCGTGCTGCAAAAGTGCATAAACTCGGCAGGCCTAAAATCGTTATCGGTATCAAAAAAAGCCTTTCCAGCAAGGTTGCTCTCACCTTTTTTATTGTCCCCATCATTATACCATGCAGGGTTCGATGCATAAGCATTATTGCCTAAATTATACGGTACATCCGCAATAATCAATTGAGCTTTTGGCAATTGATAACTTTTGAAGTTTTGAAAGTGATCTCGTATTAACATCTTTATTTTTAGTTTAATAAGTAAAAAAACGGGTTATAACACGGAGGCACGATCCTGAATGTCAAGCGCCACCCTGAACTTTGTGCGCTTGCGTTGGATTCTGCTTACTTTCATGGTTTCTCGGTTATTGGTTTATATAAGTTCCCTCGCCTGCTCAATCAGGGCTTTGTGGTGCTTCAAAAAGTGGTCAAGGTATTCCTCTGTTGGCATGGCGATAAAACATTGCAGCACTACGCGTGCTTGTTTAGTCAGTTCGCCATCATCGAATACAGCTACGTATTTTGTTTGGTTTGCGTCCGTCCAATCCGGCTTCCAGTTGTCGTGTGCTTGCCAGTAGGCTTGGCGGAGGTCGTAAAGCTTTTCAAAAGCATCAAACGCTCTTCTTACATCTGCGTATCCCCTTATCATCTGTTGTGCTGCGTCAAGGTGCGCCCAACTCTCCGGCAGGGGTGGCTTTTTACCTACCACCTTAAAATATACCCCAATGGCTTCCCAGGTAAAGTAATGGTTGTCGCTCACCCTACTTATAACAGTAAAATGGCTTTCGCATGGCGTTGGGTCATACCGCTTACCTACGATTAACGCCTCTTCTCTATCAGGCACCATCTCACATGGGTCAATGGCCTCAAGCTGTTTGTTCTTCCAAAATTCCGGGTCTGTCATTTGGTTAAGTGGTTTTTCTTCCTTGGGTTCCGATTTCCCCAACCCGTAAAACTGCCTCGCATAAGCCATCGCCTCATCCCAATCTTGCGGAAGCTCGAAGTGGGTGTCGGCCCTATCTTGGCATTGCCCAATAGTGTTTGTTGGTGTACAATACAAGAACTTGTACCTTTTATCGTAGCCAAGACAAATGGGCATATTTAGCACCTCCGCAAAGGCTTTTTGTAGGCGGGGTTTGCCGCCGATTGTAAATTCTTTCATTTTAAAAATGTTTTTCGATTTGGTCCGTTAAAATTTTCCGGCAGATGTCGGCGGTTTGTTTTTGGTTTTTTGTTCTCGCAGCATAGGCAGCATCAGCAGCAGCAGTAGCAGCAGCAGTAGCATAGGCAGCATAGGCAGCATAGGCAGCATCAGCAGCAGCAGTAGCAGCATCAGCATCAGCAGCATCAGCATCAGCAGCATCAGCATCAGCAGCATCAGCATCAGCAGCATAGGCAGCAGCAGCATCAGCAGCAGCATCAGCATCAGCATCAGCAGCAGCATCAGTAGCAGCAGCAGCAGCATCATCAGCAGCAGCATCAGCAGCAGCAGCAGCATAGGCAGCATCAGCAGCAGCATAAGCATCATAAGCAGAAGCAGCAGCAGCATCATAAGCAGAAGCAGCAGCAGCATATAACTCCTCTGCCGTTGCATTTCCGCGACCGTAAGCAATCGCCACATCAACCGCTTTCAGGCTGCGCTCGTCTTTCATTAGGTGTCTGACCGTATTGGCACACAGGCCTTTTGCAAGTGTTAGCTTGCGGTGGTCCACCTTCAGTCTCGCCGCCAACCACAGCATCCAGTCGCCACGGGGGCAGGTCTCCCACGCCTCACGTAAGGTCTTACCATCTGACCACTCGATTGCATCCGAACAGGCGTGCATTTGTTTGAGTTGCTCCGTAAATTCTTTCATTTTAAAAATGTTTTTCGATTTGGTCCGTTAAAATTTTCCGGCAGATGTCGGCGGTTTGTTTTTGGTTTTTTGTTCTCGCAGCATAGGCAGCAGCAGCATCAGCAGCAGCATCAGCATCAGCATCAGCAGCAGCATCAGCATCAGCATCAGCAGCAGCAGCAGTAGCAGCAGCAGCAGCAGCATCAGCAGCAGCATCAGCAGCAGCAGCATAGGCA